CGTGAATTCATTTCGGAATCTCGGATCTCTTGGCACACTCATGCCGCCACCCTTTGATCCACCCTTGCCCGGAGAGGGAGCGCGGAATGGCATGGGTTGAGGTTGATATGGAGCAGAATACACGGGTGAGCCGAAGCGATTCTGAAAAGGTTGCGGCTGGTAAGGCTGTATCTGTGGTCTGAAAGGCTGTGGTTTCGGCAATCCTTGATAACCACCAATGTTGTGGTTATATCTCATGTCGCTAATGATCCTACCGGCACTAGCGCCAAGGTCGTTTCCTGCCCCGTAAGGATTTGGGCCACCAGCCACAATGCCAGTGGGCCTAGATTCATACGCAGGCTGGGGTAAACCACCGCGATATCGATTGTTTGCAATGTTCCCGCCCCCGTAAGGGACAGTTTGCGCTCCGCCTTTACTGCCGCCGCCTGATCCGCCTCTAGCCATGACCTACACCTCTTCCCAACTTTGGCCCAAGAACAAGAGAGCTTCTGCTTCTCTGCGCCTTACGAGACCGTCTAGTACTTTGCCGCCTGCTTTGTTCCACCGTCGTATTTGCGTAGGAACATCGTGATAATCCTGATCGTTCAACCTGACCAGCAGCGTCGATTCCCTCAGATTAGTTGGCCCTAAGTTGTATGTCCATGCCACTAATGCATCAAATTGATTCTGCTCTAGGGGGCACTCAACGATGTCATTGACGTATCCCTCAAACTCTTCAAGATCCGCAACGAGCATACTCTCAGCGTCCTCTTGAGAGCATGTGTCACCCTCCTCAACGCCGCGAGTATGACCGTACCCAATCGTCCAAACATTAGCGGAACACTGGTACGCCTCCAGTTCGCAACCTTCAAACTTCTTGATAAGAGCTATGCCTTCTGCGCTTGTTCTTTTATTCATCGAATTGCCTTTGAACTGCTGCGAACTTCAAACACTTCATCGTTATTTTTTTGATAGATGTTAAGGGTGTATCTCAGTTCTTCTGTTTTATTAAAGTACATGTGAAGCTGTCCTTGGTTGGGCCATGTGACCAAGCGATTCGGATGCCACACAATCTCATCCATAATCTTACCCTGATCGCCATTATCTTCTTTCAGAAAGTATGTCCCATTGCCAACCTCTGGACACAGATACACTACAGAGCTAACCAACTTATTCGGGTGGTCTGCATGTATGTTAAAAAAGTACCCCGGCTCACAACACACAACAGCCGCAGAGAAGAATAATCCCTCAGTCTTGGCGACCTTATCTTCGTAGCACTGCTTGACCTTCTGACACATGGACTCGTCAAGATCTGCTTCAAACTTTACAGCGTCGTTCCCGCCATCAATTACCCTGTAGGGGAGATCGTTGATTGAGCCAACAATCTCGTCGTAAAGATCAGGGTACAAAAATTTATCAAGCACTTTCACGCGCTGGTCTCTTCGAGGCTCGTAGACTAAACATCAGTTCTTGATATTTAACAGGCGACCCGACCTGCATGGAGGACTTAACCTCAATCAACGGCAGATCAAGCATAGAAGGCCAGTCCATACCGGCAAGCCACTGAGCTTTGCGTCCATTCATATACGCCTCAAAGGATGCGGCAAAAACGCCCCACCCCTTCTTCCTAGCGTGGGTTATCGTCATAGGTATCGTCATTGCGATAATCCCGAAGTTTGCAAAGTTACCGTGTAAGAACCACAGCAGGACAACCTCTCCAAACGGATTACGTTCATATCCTGTAACGGTGTGAGTCAGATCATGCTGATCTCTATACCACCGGATATAACAGTTGAACGCCGACTCAGAGGGCTTCTCACCCCGCTTCTTGGTGTCATCAGCAAATTGAGATGTAGACCGGCTAGTCTCAACTAGAAACTTAGAGTATTCGTGCCCCAAGCTACCAACGGGCAGGGCTTTAAGTCTATCAACATCATCAAGAACATCGACTAGCGACTCACTGCTAACGATGACCCTTGATCCTACTGGCGTCCGACGGAACCTTTCATATTGCTTGCGGACAGAGCGCGAGGATAGCCAGTTAAAGATAATAAAAGCGGCTTCAAGATCGTTAGGATTCTTGTACAACCTACGCATAGCGCCAAACACACTACGCCATCGACTCTTTATTTTCTTCAAATCCACCGCTTATACCTTTCAACAAGCTCAGGCTTTGCACACTGCACATCGCACACACTGCAAGGAGGTGTCACATCTCTATTACCATTAATAAGCTCAGTAGAGATTCGTTGTAACTCCTTGTTATCACGCCACTCTCTAAACAGATTAACATCTTTGACGTTAGCAAAGCCGATTTGATGCGACCAGTCGTTGCAACACATCTGCAACTCACCGTCGAAGTTAATGAATACCCCCCTCATGGGGTGTATACACGGGCCTTTCACGGCGGTGCCACCTGCGATTAACCCTGCCCTGTGGTTAAAGACATGCTTGTATCTGAAGTTGCCGCCCTTAGGGTCTGGGTAATCAGGCAACACATTCACATCTTCAACTGATCCGCCGTCTGGTTTCCAGTAATCCTCAATCCGCTCACCATTATCTAGGCGTGGATACTTCTCTCGTCTTGCCAGAAAGTCCTCTTCTGTCGTGTACGTGTTGAGGACTAGGTTGTCTAGCTGACGGTAGTACTTCCAGTAACGATCAAGACGCCAACCATTCGTTGTAACTTGTGTACGGTATCTGTTGGGCTTGCGGAGTAATCGCTGGATTATCTTCTCGAACTGAGGGTGATTTGTGCTTTCACCTCGACCCGCCAAAATAACATTGCCAGAGAAACGCCACTCTTCAATCTGATCCATGATCAAATCAAACATTTCTAGCGTCATGTTCTGATTATTGTTGGGGTAAATTGATGCATCAGACCGTGGACAGAACGAACATGTGCGGTTGCACAAGTCCGTAATGTTTATATCAATCTGAACTATCCCCTCCAGATCCATCCGTTTCTTCCGATAACTCTTTGTAGTATTCGATTATAGATAAAACCTGACGGATATACCTCTTTACTTCCGCCATGTTAGAGGACAGGTTCTCGTAACCCTTTGGCGACACTCCGTAATATGCGTTCACCGGAGCGTTACCGGCATCTAGATCATCTAAGTATTCACGCATAATGTCTGGAGTCAGCACCTTCCATTCAACGGGTGCCATTGATACAGCATTAGGCAAGGGCGGATGATAAACCGCTGCTGGCTGAACCACCGTCACAACCTCAACCTGCTTTGTTTCTGGGACGTATGGCTCACGACCCATGAGGCTACAGCCACTAAGAAGAAGGATCGGTAATAGTTTCCAGATCACCTAGCACCTCCTTCGTTCCGCGATTGATTATGTTCTCTATCAACCCCGGCTTTCGCAAAGAGAGAACAGTCATGTCGTGCTTGGCGAACTTTTTTCTAATCGACTCCACCTCTTGTTGAGACCGTGCGTTGTCGATTTGTAATTGCGAAACACGGTCATACATCTCTTGCTGACGAGCTTCCGCTTTAACAATCTGATCGTTTAATTGCTCCACGCTAGACTCTAGGGCAACCTGATTGTCTGCCGCCACCCTAAGCTGGGCAGATAGCGCCTCTTTCTCTGCTTCTGACTTATCAACATAGAGCTTGAATGCGCCCCCAGTAAGCACTAAAGCAACCCCAAGAATGCCTGCTAACTGAAACATCAGGGCTTCTTATTAGACCAAGCTTGAGCGCCGAAAAACGCAGCCAAAATACCTGCAACCGAAACGAAGTAAACCGCTGCCATATCGCCCAAAATAGTAGCAGCCTGCGAAAGCCCAAAAAGCTCTGAAGCAACAACCAGTGATGGGTATAACAACATACCCCATAAGGCAAACCAACTCATGGCTCGTTGTGCGTCGGCACGTTCATGCTGTAGCCGTAGCTCTTGTAATTCCTTGCTAGTATTTAGCTCTTCATCAGTAACGATGCCGTCTCCATCCGCATCGTACTCGGCATAAGCACTGCCTTCTTCTAACCGCTTTGCGTTCATAACTATGGCCCAAATGCTTTGATAATTAAGTAAATCATACCAACGGCTACACCGCCGCCAATGACCAAGGACACGCCTCCGACAAGGATGTTATGTACCAACACTTCTCGTTCCTTGCGTTTCTTGTTTAGCATAGCCTGATGAGCCTTCCTGTCTCTTTCCTGCTGCATTATGGCTGCGTCATAGTCTGCCAAGAGCTTCGGGTCTGCCACGAGCAGGAGATCACGCAAATCTTTTTGGTATCGCTCCTGCGACCTGCGAAGCATTTGCAGCTTCAATAGGTCGTTTTTGCTCAGAGGGCTAAAGGTTGATGTCTTACGCTCAACCTCAAATACGTTAAGTGCCTCTCCAAAGTCAGACACCAAGGCCATAGCCTGATCTACGTTGGCCTTGCCTTCGTTTACATTTTGAATGACCGTGTTGATCTGCTGGAGCAGCATTCCGGCGGCTGCGACAGATTCAATTATCATTGCTAACTCAAAAATTTAGGCAGTGCTACCGCCACGATAACTGTTACATACACACCCCAGATCATCATTTCGAGACGATCAAACCGCTTGCTGCCATCTTGAAGGCGCTGCTCAATTCCTTGATAACGGACAGAGCATTCTTTCTCGTGCGCTTCAATCTTTGCTATAGCTTTTTCAGTAGGGGTCATTAAGATCTTCCTTTATATAAATCTTGCCTAGTCTGACTAAGCATCTCCGCAACTGCCTGCCACCAAACGACACCAACAACCCCGGATATTACAACAGTGACAAAGCCTTGGTTTTGAGCCTCTTCAATGGCCCTTCTAACGGCCTCACTAATATCGCCAAAATCATTATCAGAGCTATCTGACATAAGAATACCAAGATCTCAAAACTAGAATCACAGGACTCTTCTCGCCAGAACTCTGACTCTTCATCCGTCATACCATCAAGTCTACTGAGCGCGATGAAGCTAGTTGTTCTACTGTAATCTTGCCGTCTTTCATGGTGTAAACGGTAGGCATGATGGTTTCTATAGCCTCGCGTACTAGCTCGCCGTCACCGCCGGTTCTCAACACCTCCTGCTTCTGGACAGCAACCTGCTTCCAGCTAACCTGAGATACGCCCCCGACAGATCCAACGTCCATCAGTCCTTAGCCTTCCCTATGTTAAGAGCCAAGATGTCCACTAGCTTGTAAAGCTTTCCTATCCATTCATCGTCTTTTGGCGTGTCTGTCGCTGCTGCAATTAAAGACGCAACGGTCACAATACCAGTGACAATAACGATCACATTTCCTATAAAGTCCAACATACAACCTCCTACGAAACAGGGCGCAGATCAGGGATGCTTTCGGTGTTCATCGAACTCCAGTCCTTTACCCCATGAGCGATCTGGTCAGCAAGCGAGGCGCATACACGCTCATACGCCTTTTGCTGCAACGATGCGTTGCAATGCTCAACCAATAGATTCTGCAATTCCTCTGGCAGATCCTCCACCATGTACTCAGTCCCATCAACATCAATCTTTTCAGGTATGTACACCATCTCTCCTTAGTCACTATCTATAGTTATGTTTGCGTTGCTGTTCATTGTTAATGTCCTGAGATTATAACTGCCAAATCCCGCACGAGTTTTATGCTCATCGTCAGTAGGCGCAGACTCAGTTATACCCCATTCTCCTGTAACGTCGTTGGCCCTTGTGTTTCCATCGTCCGTGAAGTCCTTCAAACGAGTACCTTTCTCTACAACACGGCTTTTGATGGAGGTAATCCCCTGCTCTTTCAGCCAAGTATGAAAGCTAACAACATTAGCCTTTTCATAAACATAGCTCCGGCTACCGTTAGCATCATCTGCTCCTAGCCAGCACCACAATTCTAGCTCTCCATTGGTGACCAGTCCGAAGACCAGAGTAAGCAGCAGGCCATCCTCTTCCGTCTTGAAGCAGAAAGAGTTTGGCTCATCTAATTTACCCTGACAAAACGCACGTAAGTGGGCTTTTTGTTCTGCGTATGTCGTAAGACCTAACGCATCAAATGGGTATGTGCCTGTAGTGGGGTCAGTCATTCGGGATATCGACCCGTCAAACCCACGGTCAAACTCAGCGTCTACAATAGAAAATATACGTGTACGAATTAAAGCCATTAATTGGTCTCCGCTAATGCCTTGATAAACTTAGATTGTGTAGCGCATTTTCCAATATAGGCTTCGGCTTGCGCCCTCTTTTCCTCGCTTAGGTTGCTTATAAACGGAGCAACGCGATCCATTGCGTAGGCATATCTAGCAGCACCATAAAGGCCGTGCGTTAAAACGCCGACATAATTCAAGACACTCGCTTGATGACCAAGAACACCATATTTGGCTAGCTCCGAAGCAGCTATTACCCGCTCTGCAACACGATCTACACGATGGTTCATGTAACGTGGCATCTTCAATATCTTCTTGTCGCGTAACGATCCTGCATCTTGTTCTGGAACGGCGTCCCACATGGCTGGGTTCACGATGATTACATCCAGATCCCAAGTGCCATGCGTAATGTTTGCACCAGCTATGTTGTAGATCTGATCATGGTTGGGGTTATCAACATAGACTCCGCGCTTCGACAGAGATATGTGAAACCCTGAAAGCCTGTCATCAGGCGGCAAATCCTCATCTTTTATATCCAAGACCACACCGCCTCGGACGCACATCGTGATCCCATCAGCGTTGTCGAGCGCCGTAGCGATTACACCAGACGGCCCCCTTTTTACCAAGACCGGCTCCCAGTCGGGCATATTTGCCTTGATTGAATCTACTGTGATCGCGCTCCAAGCGTTTTCACGTATTAGAATTTTTGGGTTCAACGTGCGGAACCTCCGAAAATTGGTTGAAAAAAGCGGCTATGCGATCAATCTTGTCAGGGCTTTTATCTCCGACTATCCCGCTGAAGGGACTACTGAATAGCCTTGTTAGATTATCTTTATAATTTCCGCCACGCAGCACAGCTTTATATATGCTGCTATATGTGAAGTGCTGATTAAAGTCTGTCGTAAATAAATGGAAGCCTTTGTCGGCGGCAATCGCAGCTAATCCCATCTCGCTATTCGCGCAGCAACCAACAATCTTAGATTCTCGCAACAACTGATGCCCAGATTCTTTCTTCCCCAGCACGTTCTGATCCCCAAACGATTTCTTTAGACTCTGAATCAAAGATACGCTACTGATTGGGTGAGGCTTCAGAACAGCCCCTTGGTCTACAGCCCTCTTAACTTTGCCGCCGTCCATAGCCTTTTCTATAATGTTCGTGCCCGGAAGGAATATGACAAAGTCATAGCTAGAGGTTCGAGGGCGTAGGCGGTACTTGTCTAAAACACCCTCTGACAGGCATGACACCAGTCTCTCGCCTTCTTCGGTAGGCTCGTGATCTAAGCTGTCTACCATCGCTTTATCAGCGAAGAATTTATTCGCAGGCTTTAGATATAAGTAATCACTGAGCATATCTGTATAGACATACCCATGTATCTTTTCTCTACCGCCAATGTCATACCAGAGATCATATTCAAGGTTTGTCTTGTAGAGACCCTTGTCCGGCAGAACGCCTCGCATCTTGAGTGCTGTATTTTGGGGATTCCTGAGAACGTTCCCACTCTTGAAGAAGTGCGATGCGCTATTTCCTAGCTCATCCTTTCTCGCAAGGATTTTAAGAGCCATCTTCGGGAACCCACTTTCTAGATTCTAAGGCGCTTATTTTTTCTTCAATGCCTTGGAACCTGTCTTCAGAGTCCCCGAAGTGTTCAAGAACGATATCAAGCATTGTCTCTATGCGCTTGTTTATGGCCTCTAGCTCTTTTTCTACGTTTCCGTCCACTGCGAACCATCCCAATATCTAGCGTTATGTGCGCTGCCAGAAGCAACCTCTGTCTGGTTGCCAGTAGCAGTCAGTCGCTCAAATATAACAGTAGTTGTGTTAAAAGTCGTCGTTGTATTGAACGTCGTTGTAGTATTAAACGCTGTGTTGAACGTCGTTGTAGTTGACTTGCTTGTCGCTGTAGCAAACCCTGTCAGCGTGTTGAACGTTGTAGTTGTGCTTGCACTAGTTCCTATACTTGTAGCAAACGTCGTTGTAGTTGATCTACTCGTCCCTGTTGCTAGTGAGGTATTGAAAGAAGACAGAGTCGTTCTGGATGTTCCTCTACTCGTAGCAGTAGCAAAATCCGTATTAAAGCTCGTCGTGGTGTTCTTGCTAGTACCGAATGTCGTATTAAAATCAGTGTTAAACGACGTTGTCGTGCTTGCACTAGTTCCTATGCTTGTAGCAAATGTCGTAGAAAATGCAGTGTTAAACGACGTTGACGTGGTTTTGCTTGTCCCTATGCTCGTAGCAAACGTTGTACTAAACGAGGTGTTAAACGACGTTAACGTAGTTTTGCTTGTCCCTATGCTAGTGGCAAATGACGTATTAAACGCCGTATTGTAGGACGTTAACGTAGTTTTGCTGGTTGCAAAGCTAGTTGATCGGGTCGTACTTCGACTCGTTGAAATAGTGAAAAACGCCTTGCCATCAGTTTCCAAAGTATTAAACGTAGTCGTAGCCGTTGTGTTTCTGCTCGTGTTGTACGTTGTCGTTGTATTTTTGCTGGTGGCTCTTGACGTACTACGAGACGTATTGAATGACGTGTTGAAGGACGTAGTCGTATTATTGCTAGTGCCCCTAGACGTATTCTTCGACGTATTGAACGACGTATTAAAGCTAGTGGTCGTATCTCTACTAGTCCCTCTTGATGTGTCACGAGACGTGTTAAACGACGTGTTGAAAGACGTAGTCGTACTTTGACTAGTACCCCTAGAGGTTCCCCTCGACGTATTGAACGACGTGAGTGTGCTCGCGCTTGTTCCTCGTGAGGTCGTGGTATTGAAGGTAGTGTTGTAGCTAGTAGTCGTATTCTTGCTAGTGCCAAACGTGGTTGTCGTGTTAAAGCTAGTAGTCGTATCCCTAGTAGTATTGAACGCCGTGTTGAACGATGTAGTGGTAGACCGAGACGTAGCCGTGGCAGACGTA